GAACGACGAGGCCGGGCTGCGCGGCGGCGTGGTCTGGGATGCGGCGGCACGGCGCGATGACGAGACGTGGGACGTGGCGCGAGCCGTCGAGTCGTGCCGTTTCCGTTGCCCGCATTGCGGCCACGAGTCGCCGGACACTGACACGACGCGCACCGGCTGGAAGCGGGCTGGGCGGTTCGTGCCGCTCAACCCGGCAGCGCCGGCCGAGATTCAAAGTTTTAGAGTCGAGGCCGTTGTCAGCCGGCCGATGCGGCTACTCGTCGAAGAATTCTGCGAGGCGGACAATCACCACGTGCGTCAGGGTGACGACAAAATGAAGATCGAGTTCAGGACCAAGCGCGAGGCGCGGCCGTGGATCGTGGAAAAGAAAGTGGTCAACCTCTTTGTGCAGGCCAGCGACTACACCGTCGCTCAGTTCTCCAACGGCGAGGGCATCGACGGCGAGGTCATCCGGTTCATGGCCGTGGACCGGCAGCAAGACCATTGGTGGGTCGAGATCGGCGCTTTCTCATCGGCGACTGGTCCGACCTACCGGCAGCTTTATTTCGGCCGCATCGAGACGCGGGATCAACTCCGGCAGATGCAGCACCGCTACAAAGTGCAAGACGGATGCGTGGCGCAGGATCGCGGCTACCGGCCGGCCGACGTGGACCGGGACTGCGCTGACTTCGGGTGGCGCGGGATGCGCGGTTACGCTCGAAAGACTTGGACGATGCGGGATGAGGCCAGCGACAAGCTCGTAAACTTCCCGTTCAGCGAACCGCGCGTGAGCGACTACCGAGGCGGCGATGTCTTCTACTACGACTGGTCGGGCGACTATTTCAAAGACCTCCTCGCGAACGCTCTGGAAGCAAAGGGCGATTTGAAATGGCTTTTGCCGAAGGACGTGAACCCGCTCTACCTCGAACACCTTAAGGGCGAGTCGAAAGTCGAGATCCGCACCGGCGTTTGGGAGTGGCGTGAGGTGAAGAGCAACGCTCCGAATCACGGTCTCGACACCTCGGCGATGCTGCTTTGCATGGCGACGATCGCGAACGTGATTCGCTACGCGCCGCCCAAGGACTAAGTCAGGTTTGACGTTTCGAGCAGTGGTATGCTCGACAACCCATTTCTCGGACTGGACACCGCGACGCTCACGGCGTTGAAAACCAAGACGCTCGACGCGATACAGGCCGTGCTCTTGAACCAAAGTTACAGCCTCAACGGGAAAAGCGTGAGCCGGGCGGACCTGAACGCGCTGAACAACATGCTCGGCAACTTGCAAGACGCATTGACCGACGCGGCCGGAACCTCAACGGATACGACATTCGTCAGCTTCACCGGCAACTAACATGCAAAACGACTACTTCGACGCGTCAAAACTGGTCTCGGACAAACCTTGGATTGACCGCGCGCTTGAGAACATCGCGCCGACGTGGGCGTTGAAACGGCTAGAGGCTCGCGTGCAGAAGTCGCTTTTTGAATACAACGCGGCGCGGACTAACCGCATGTATTCGCCGAAACAATACACGCAGCCGGCCGAGAGTTCGCAGAATCAGCGGGACCGGGTCGTGCTCATGTATGAAGCACGCGATCTGGTGGACAACGCGCCGGAGATTCGTGAAGTGTCGCGCAAGTTTGGTCTCTACCTGACGCCGCACGAATACTCACCGGCGACCGGCGACCGTGATTACAATCTAGTCATCGAAGATTACTTTCATGCGTGGTGCAAAAACTGCGACGTCACGAACCGGCACTCGTTCAAGAAGTTGGTTCAGCTCGCAGCCGAGGAACGACCGATTGACGGCGACTGCGGATTTGTGATTCGGCGCAGCGGCGAGGGACTCAAGCTGCAACTCGTGCCGGCGACGCGCATCGGCAACCCGAACGAGACGGCCGTCGCCTCGAACAATTACTATCAAGGGATTATCACAAACGACTTCGGCCAGCCGGTCGCTTACCGCATTTTCCGACTCACGCGCGATGGCGTTTATTTCGGAGCCGAGGACATTCCGGCGAATCAGTTTTGCCACTACTTCGACCCGAATCGTGTCGATCAATACCGAGGCGTTTCAGATCTTGCGAGCGGGATTCAGACGGCGCGGATGCTGCACGAAATCTTGCAGGCCGAAAAGGCCGGCGTGCGTTTCTCTTCGCAGCAGGCGGCGCTGATCTTCAACGACCGAGGCACGGCCAACCCGCGCAACCTATTCCAGCCGAATCCGACGGTGGCGCTGCCGAGCGGTCAGCAGCAGAAAAACGAGCTGACCGAGGTCGGCATGATTAGGTATTTCCAGAACAGCGACCGCGTCGAGGTCATGCCGTCGAGGCCGTCGCAGGCGTTCACCGGATTCGTGCAGCACTTAATGCACGAGATAAGTCTCTCGGTGGGTATTCCTGAGGGAGTGTTATTCGGCACCAGCGACTTCAAGGGACCGAGCGTGCGGGCTGAGTTTGCCGCAGCCGACCGAGTATTCACGCGGCAGCAAGGCGTGCTGGTGGACAAGGTGCTCGACCCGATCAAAGACGCCGTGATTCTCGACGCCATCGCGCGCGGCGAGATCGCACCGCCTCCGCTGCTCGCGGGCGAGACAATGGTTCAGGCGCTCCGCCGAGCGACCAAGGGCGAGTGGCGTTTCCCGGCAAAGCTCAGCATCGACGTCGGCCGCGAGAGCGCCGCGAACATGAACGAGAACCGGCAGGGCGCGAAGTCGCTGCAAGAGATCGCGGCCGAGGAAGGCACGGACGCTTTCTCGCGGCTAGAACAGATCGCAATCGAAGCCGGCTTCGTGAAGGAACTCGCGGTGAAATACGGCGTGCCGGAGACCGCGATTCGCCTCACCACGACTTCGCTGCCGAGCACGCCAGCGGCCGCAGCCGCAGCAGGCGACGCGGTAGGCGCAAGCGCAGCAGAGGCGCAGGCTTCCAGCGTCACTGCAACCGAGACGACCGGCATCTCGGACGACGCAGTCATCTCGGGCGTCGAGTCATTCCCAGACGTGTCGGCGGAACTCGTGCCGCTGAACGGTGCGCAGATTGCGGCCGTCCTTTCGATCTTGGAAAATTTGCGCGCCGGCGACCTTACAGCCGAGGCGGCGGAGACGCTCATGATTTCCGCAGGCATGGCGCAGGAGTCTGCGAAAAAGGTTTCTGGCTCGGTCGCGAATCTTCCGAAGCAACCGACCAAGATTTCGGCCGCAGCGATGCACAAGCGAATCCAGTTCGCGCGCTCGCGCTTGGCTGCAAGCGAGGACTCAAATCTAGTCACGATCAACTTCGCCGACGGCTCCTATATTCCAACCGACGCGATGGCAGACAACGCACGACGCGCGCTGCTCGTGCGCGAAAACAAACCGATGTCGCAGCGAGGCATGACGAGCGTGGGCATCGCTCGGGCGCGCGACCTGATCAACAAGCGGCCGATGAGCGAGGACACCGTGCGCCGGATGAAAGCATTTTTCGACCGGCACGAAGCCGACAAGCAGGGCGAGAGCTGGGACGAGCAAGGCAAGGGATGGCAGGCGTGGCACGGCTGGGGCGGCGACGAGGGCTACTCGTGGAGCACGGCCATCGTTGAGCGGCTGAACAAGCAGGCGGAGAAAAAAGACCTCTCGGTCGCAGCCGCAGAAGTGCAGCATCAGTTCGCGCGCAACACGCCACTCGGTGCCGAGGACTGGCTGGACGCGGTGCAGAAATACCGGGCGAAGCAGATGACGACCATCGAGCAGACGAAGCAGAGCGTGCTCGAAAATCGGACCATCATCGAGCTGACGAAAAAGCAATACGAGCTTCCGACTCCGACCGCCGAGGAAACGCACGACGAATTCATGACGCGATGCATGGCCGATCCGGTTAGCACCGCAGAATTTCCCGACGATGAACAACGCACGGCGGTCTGCATGAGGCAGCACGAAGGCCTATTCGCAAAGGTGGGCGAGCGCGGCGCAATCGTCGCGTCGGACAAGGCTCCGAAGGGCGACACTCCGAACAAAAATCCAAAAGGCGAAGGCAGCGCCAAAGGCGACGCATCCGGAAAAAGCGGCGCAAAAGTTACCGCCGAGCAGGAGGCGACGCTGCAAAAGAAGGCCGACGATTTCAACGCGAAGGACAGCAACACGCGCAACGGCCGGGCCACACCCGGCGCGCTGAAGGCTGTTTTCCAGCGCGGTCTCGGTGCCTTTAACGTGTCACATTCACCGGTCGTGAAGTCCGCGTCGCAGTGGGCTTTCGCCCGCGTCAACGCGTTCCTCTACCTACTGAAAAACGGACGGCCGGAGAATCCGAAATACACGACCGACAACGATCTTCTGCCAGAAAAGCACCCGAAGGCTGGGAAATAAATCCATGATCCATACGCAATCCGAAATCGATAACCTCGTTGAACTCGCGATCATCCAGCGCGCCGAGCTGAAGAAGCTCGTCGATTCTCTGCCGCAACTCCGCGACCACCTCTCGTCGGAGATCGAGCGCAACCTCGAAGAGATCGAGCCGGCGATTCGTAGCGAGCTGGAGCAGCTCGTCATCGCTCGCGCACAGGACGCGCACGCGCAATCCAGCGCAGCGCTTACCGCGAAGGTGGATGAACTCGGCAAGGCTTTGGAAGTCACGACTGCGGCGCGTTACTCGGTGCTTATGGCCGAGCGCGAGCAGAACGCCACGCTGCTCGAAAAGGCCGAGGCGCGAATCGCAGAAGCGGCTTCGGCTTTGCCGAGCGCTGTTAAAAGCATCGTCACCGACGAACTCTCGCGCTTTCCGCGTGCCGGCGAGATCGATCAACTGCGCAAAGAATTTGCCGAGCCGAAGGGACTGAACCCACGCGGCAAATGGACGCCAGACGAGACGTATCAGCGCCTTGATCTTGTGACCGTCAACGGCGATTCGTTTGTCTCGAACATTGACGGCAACCGCGAGCGGCCGAGCCGGAGCGCGGCGGACTGGACCTTGAGCGCGGCACGCGGAAACAGTGGCGGCGGCGGCGGCATTACCTCGCTGACTGATCTTCTGCCGATCCCAACAAGCGGGCAAATCCTCGGCAGCGAAGGCACGAGCTACGTGCCAAAAAACCTTGTGGCCGGCAGCAACATCACGATTACCGAGACGCCGACGACGATCACGATCACGGGCGACGAGGGACAGATCGAGTTGCAGGACGGAACCGAGGCAGCGCCGTCGCTTTTCTTTGTCAGCGACACGAACACCGGACTCTATCGCCCGGCCGCGGACACGGTCGGAATTGTCGGAGGCGGCAACGACATCGTGCGACTGACCGGAGTGGCGAGCGCGACGGATTATTTGGAGATCAAAAACGGGATTGGCGTCGGCAACCCGCTCCACGTTCAAGCCGAGGGCGCGAGCGCGAACATCGGCGTGCATTTGCAGCCGAAGGGCAGCGGGCTTTTCACGATCAGCGACGGCACGGATTTCAACAAGGGAATCCGCTTTCGCAGTTCGTCCAGCGCCGCAAGCGCGGTGACTTTGATTGACGCCGTTTCGACAGCCGGCCGCGTCGTCACTCTTCCCGACGCAACCGACACGCTCGTGGGACGTGCGACGACGGACACGCTGACGAACAAGACGCTGACGAGCCCGACAATGACCGCACCCGTTCTCGGGACTCCTGCGAGCGGCAACCTTGCGAACTGCACGTTCCCGACTCTCAACCAATCCACGACCGGCAACGCGGCTACGGCCACGGCGTTGCAGACCGCAAGAGCGATCAACGGAGTCAACTTCGACGGCACGGCAGCGATCACCGTCGCAGCCGCAGCCGGCACGCTTACCGGCGCAACGCTGGCGTCAGGCGTGACCGCATCGAGCCTGACAAGTGTTGGCACTCTCGCGGGTCTGACCGTCACTGCGCCAATCACGGGCAGCGTGACGGGATCGAGTGGAAGCACGACGGGCAACGCAGCGACGGCGACGGCTCTGGCGACTGGGCGCACGATTGCGATTACCGGCGATCTTGCCTACACCTCGCCGAGCTTCGACGGCACCGGCAACGTCACGGCAGCGGGCACGCTCGCGACCGTTGCAACGCCGGGTTCAACCGGCGGGAGCACCGCGATTCCGATCATCACGATCAACGCCAAAGGCCTGACCACTTCGATCAGCACGGCGGCGGTCGTGGCACCGGCCGGCACGCTCTCGGGCAACACGCTCGCGGCCGGCGTCACTGCTTCTTCACTCACCTCGCTCGGCACGATTGCGAGTCTGACCGCAACGGCCGGCACGATCTCGACTACGCCGAGCGGATCGACCGACATCGCGAACAAGGCGTATGTCGATTCCGTCGCGCAAGGACTCGACGCAAAAGCCTCGTGCGTCGCAGCGACCACGGCGAACATTACGCTGAGCGGGACGCAGACCGTGGATGGCATCGTGCTCATCGCTGCGGATCGCGTGCTGGTCAAGGATCAGACGCTCTCTCAGAATAACGGCATTTATCTCTGCGCCTCGGGATCGTGGACGCGCACGACCGACGCTGACACGTGGGATGAGCTGACCTCGGCTTTTACTTTTATCGAGCAAGGCACCGTCAACGCCGACACCGGCTACGTCTGCACGGCGAACGCCGGCGGAACGCTCGGAACGACCGCTCTGCCGTGGTCGCAGTTCTCGGGCGCGGGCACGTTTACGGCCGGCACCGGGCTGACGCTGACCGGCTCCGTCTTCTCGCTTACCTCGCCCGTCGCAGTCGCAAACGGCGGCACCGGGCTGACGAGTCTCGGCTCTGGCGTTGCGACGTTCCTCGGGACGCCATCCTCTGCGAATCTTGCGGCGGCCGTGACGGATGAGACCGGATCGGGCGCGCTGGTGTTCGCTTCGAGTCCAAGTCTTACGACGCCGAATCTGGGCACACCATCGGCGGTGGTGTTGACAAGCGCGACTGGACTACCTCTGACGACCGGCGTCACCGGAACCTTGCCAGTCGCGAACGGCGGCACGGGCGTCACAACCTCGACGGGCACGACCAACGTAGTGCTCAGCAACAGCCCAACCCTCGTCACGCCAAATTTGGGCACACCGTCAGCAGCGATACTCACTAGCGCAACGGGCCTGCCCATCAGCACGGGCGTCTCGGGTCTCGGCACGGGCATCGCAACGGCTTTGGCGGTTAACACTGGCAGCGCGGGTGCTCCGGTGCTGTTCAATGGTGCGTTGGGCACGCCCAGCAGCGGCACGGTCACGAACCTGACGGGCACGGCGTCGATCAACATCAACGGCACGGTGGGAGCGACGACGCCGAGCACGGTGGCGGCGACGACGTTGGGGGCGAGCGGAGCAGTTACATTTAATCCAACAAACGCTGGTGGTGTAGTAACTCTTACTGCATTTAATAATTCAGCAGCAGCCACAAATAACGAATACAAACTTTCGCTTAATGCGTCAAATAATGGACGCGCATGGACGTTTCGTGCAGCACAAAATTCAGCTACCCTGACCGATAGTTCGTTAATTATTGGCAATACCGCAGCCAATGTAATTACGATTGCAAATAATGCGCCCGACCAACTTCTAAATCTTACCTCCACCGGCCTCGCCGTGACTGGGGCGTTGTCGAGCACGGGCAATATTACGCTCGCATCGGCGTCAAACAGCAAGGTGTCGGTGCAAGTTACTGACAGTGGAAACGACCGGAACGCAGAACTTGAACTGCTGTCCTCGGGTAATGGTGGGTCGGAAGCAAAGATTACATTTGGCGACACGGACGTTACTCCCGGCACTGCATCACCTTTATGTTTTTACGGATATCACAGTGGCGTTGCAACAAAACGCATGACCATCGACAGCAGCGGTAATCTGCTGGTGGGGACGACGAGTGTTATACAATCATCGCAGCTAACAGTGAACGGATCGTTAGCTACGGATGGACTCACTTCTCACGCCGGAACTGGTGGTGCTTATCAAAGCAACAAATTTAACTTTCAATGGACAGGTTCTGCGGCTTTGTGGGTTGACGGAACCAACATCGGAAACATTGCAACGTCATCTGATTACCGGATCAAAAAGAACGTCACAACGCAAACAGCATCAGGACTTGAGCGTGTGATGCAGTTGCGCCCAGTGAGCTATGAATTTAGTGATTATAAAGAATTATTCAAATCGGATGGAATTATTCGAGAAGGTTTTATCGCTCACGAAGTTCAAGAAGTAATTTCGTCTGGTGCCCAAGGCGCAAAGGACGAAGAAAATCAAATACAAAGCCTTCGTGTAGATGCCATTTTGTCGGTGACGGTAAAAGCCGTCCAAGAGCTAAACGCCAACCTCGTCGCCGAACTTCAATCCGTCCGCGCCCGCCTCGCCGCTCTTGAATCCAAATAACATGACCACCAACGAAGCACTAGCCAACCTCTACGCAGCAGCCCGCCAAGCGCCATTAAAGGCCGACGACCACGATCTTGTCCGCAAGTGCGCGGAAGCCATTGCCGAGGCTTTAAAGCCAAAGGAACCGAAAGCCGAGTAACATGGCCGGAACTTCCGACACGAACTGGCGCTCCTACGTTGGGCCGCAGGACAACGGGCTTACCGTAAACGCGGCTGAGTGGCAGGCTCCACCCGATCCGCTCGCATACGACGATCTCGTGAAGGGATCGAACGTGTCGCACCTCTGCGTGTCAGGTCTTACGATTCCAGCGTCGCGGGAGGACTCCATCGACTTCGTTCGCGGCAAAAACTACGTCGTCCAGCATTGCACCGTTCAAGGGTCGATTACGGCCAAGGGCTCGATTGACGGGCTTTCGTTCTACGGATGCTGCATCAGCGGCACGATTGAACTGGGGCAATACGACAACTACTGGACGATCAAGGGCCGCGCTCCCACGCGCAGCGTGTCGATTATTGACTGTAATTCACCGGACGGCTCGCCAATTAGGGTAAAGGTTTGGGATGCGGAGATACCGTTTGTGCAGAATACCAACCTAAAGATAACCAAGATACCAAAGGCTATCTGGTGGCCCTATTTCTTGTTCCGCCGTTTGACGAATCCGAAGAGGGTGTAACCATGCTCGATCTTTTCACAAATGCACTAGGCGGCGGAGCGCTCGGCGTTCTGCTTAGAATCGGCAACGGGTTTTTCGAAAACTACAAGGCCGCGCAGGATCACAAGCGAAAGCTGGAGGAGGCAAAGGTGATGGCCGAGATCGCCAGCGACAAAGCGAAGTGGGATGCGTTCACGGCCAGCCAACAAGCGGCGACGCCGCCAGCCAACATTTCGAACTGGGCTGCAAATACGATTACGCTTTTCCGCCCAACGATTACGCTCTTGCTGCTAATTTTAGTGACTATCGTTTTCTTTAAGACCTCGGAAATTGAGCAAGCCGAGATGATCGACGAGATCCAGTTCTGCGCTTTTAACTGCATCGGCTGGTGGTTCGGAGATCGCATGACCCGCAAAAAATGAACCCGACCCAAGCCAAAGACCTAGCCACCGCTGCGACTCCGGTCGTCGCGTGGACCTCACTCAGCCAAGTCAACGACGTGGCGGCGCTGATCGGGACGCTTCTCGGCATCGCCTTTCTGCTTTGGCGCTGGCATCGCGAGGCGAACAAGGAGCCGTGATTTGACGGCCATCGCTTAGGCGATGGAACCCGTTATCACATTTGCAGCCTCCGCCGGCGTCATCGATGCCGAAGCCGGCATCATTCGCGGCGTCTCGCTGATCACCAAAGGACCAGCGCTGGGTCACGGCGTGATGATTGACGACAAGACGCTGGAACAGGTGAAGAGCGCGGCCGAGCAATACGCGGGCGGGCTCAAGGTGAAGCTGAACCACAGCGGCGGCGCCGGCGACATCGTCGGCTACATCGACGCGCTGCGCATCAGCGGAGAAAAGCTCCTCGGCGATTTGCACTTGCTGCAAACCTCGCCGCATCGCGCCTACATTTTGGAGATCGCCGAGCGGATTCCCGACACGTTCGGGCTTTCGATCGCGTTCTCGGGTCCGTCGGAGAAATCGTCCGACAAGCTCACGACTTTGCAACGGTGCTCGGAAATCTACTCGGTGGACCTCGTCAGCGAACCCGCTGCGAACCCGAACGGATTTTTTGCGCGCAAACTCAAACAATTTGAGAGCGACGCCAGCGAGTCGCCGGAAGCAGAAATCAAAATCGAAATTCCTATGAACGACGAAATGAAGAAGGCCATCGAAGGCATGATCCAAAGTGCCATGATGAGCATGAATGAGAAAGTCGCGAAGCTCGAAGCAGCTCTCGCTCCGAAAGAAGACAAACCTGCCGCCATGAGCGCGCAAAACGAAGTCGTGCAGCTCGCCGCTAACACCGCCGCGCTCGCTGCCGTCAAAGAATTTGCCAAGTCATTCGGTGCGCCAGCCGCTCCGATTGCCTCGGCCGAAGCAGTCAAACCAGTCGTGCAGGTCCAGAAGTTCGAGGACGTCGTTGCAGCTAAAGCCACCGAGCTGAAGGGCAACAAATCCTCGGCCATCACCTTCGCGATCAAAAACCATGCCGAGCTTTACGCCGCCTATCGTGCGCGCGTTCAAGGCGGCGAAATCGTCAAACTCTAATACCAAACTACAATGGCAACTTCATTCCAAAACAGCGGCACGTTTGTCGCAAACTCGGCAATCACCGCGTTTCGTCTCGTGTCCATTTCCAGCAATCGCGGCGTCGGTCTTTCCGCCACCGCTTCCCTCCCTGACGGCGTTGCTCTAATCGACGCTGCATCTGGCGATCAAATCAGCGTGCAGTTCCTCGGCGGCACCACCGTCAAGGCCACTCTGCTCGCCGGTCCAGTCACCGTCGGTGACACTGTCTTCAGTGTCGCGTCCGGCCAAGTCGCTATCACCGGCACCATCACCGTTGGCAAATCGCTGACCACCGCGTCCGACGCTGGTGCGATCATCGAGATGCTACCAAAGAACGTCTAACCCTAAAAAAATCTTACCATGTATACCAATTCAGCAGCTATCTTTCGCGGTGACATCGCCGGCGTAGTTGAGCAGGCAAAAGACTTCGAGGCCGGCTTGATCGGCACCGCCGTCATGCCAATCCTCGACGTCCCAGTGCGCGCCGGCCAATATCCTTCTTTCGTTTTGAAAGAGGGCCAGCTCCTCAAAAGCGACGTCAAGAATCGCGCCGCTTACAGCGCCTATCCGCGCGGCACCCGTGCGTTTAACCAAGACACCTACACCGCGCTGGAATACGGTTACGAAGAGGCCGTGGACGACACCGTTACCCTCGACGTCGCCCGCTTCTTCGATGCGGAGGTCATCGCCGCCAAACTTGCCAAACGCAAATTGCTCCTCGCGCACGAACTGCGCGTTGCCGCAAAGCTGTTCGACAATACCGTGTTCACCGCGACCAATTCGGCCACGGCATACACGACTGCGAACATCGCGACGTTCGACGTCGCTGCTGACGTGCAGGACGCAATCGATCGCTTGCTGGCAAAGGGCGAGAGCGTGACGAACCTAAAGGTAATTCTACCATATGGCGTATTCACTCGAATCCGTGCTTCTACCAAGTTCCAAAATCGTTTGCGCGGAGCTGGAATTTCGTCCGATACGATCCTCAACGCCTCGACTGCGGCTGCTGCTGAAGTCTTCGGTGTCTCCGAGGTGGTTATCGGTCGCGCCAGCTACGACACGGCTCCTGAGGGTGTCGCGTTCTCCGCCGGCAACGTCTGGTCAAACAGCCTGATCTGGGTTGGCTCGGTCACCAATGCTTCGGCCGGCTACTTCGGCGGCGGCGCTGGCTTTACCCTGAACTGGTCCGAGTATGGCCCAGCAATCGGCGTCAGCACCTATCGCGAAGAGGCGATCAAATCGAACATCGTGCGCGCCTCGCAATACACCGCTGAGAAGGTGGTCAATGCAAACGCTGGTCAGCTGATCACGACCCAATACGCTTAACCGGAATTAGGTTTCACAACAGCCTCACGCTTCACGGCGTGGGGCTTTTTGTTTTGACCGGTCCGAGCGATCAGCAAGACCAGAGGAACACACCACAACGACCATGATACTTTCCCTTTGCGTAATTGCTGGAAACGAGGCGGCACAAATCGGCGCGATGCTCGACAGCTTCGACGGCGTGATTGACGAGGTTTCACTCGTGCGCGCCATCGGCTCGCAGGAACCGGACGCGACCGAGCAGATCGTGCGCGACTGGTGCATGGAGCACTCGGTCGGATTCATCTTCTCGGAATACAAGAACGGCGCAACGGCGCAGGCGTGGAAGCACGTGGATTCCTTTGCTCGCGCGCGCAACCAAGCGTTCGCGCAGGCGTGCGGCGACTGGCTAATTTGGGCCGACTGCGACGACGTGATTGCGGACGCCGAGAAGCTGCGGGACAGGCTCGCCGAGCTATCGGACGACGTGCTCATGGTTCGTTGCCCTTACGACGTGCGCGGAACCGGGAAGAAGCTGCACCGCGAGCGGATCGTCCGGCGCAGCGCATTTGCGAGCGGGCGCGTCTGGCATCACGACGTTCACGAGAACCTGCTCCTACTTCCGAACGATCGGCATTTCGACTGGTCAACCCCGGTGTGGCATCATCAGCCGATTGCGATCAAGCAGGACAACCGCAAACGAAACTTGGCGATCCTCGGGCGCAGCGTTGCCGAGTCCGCCACTCAGTATTTTTACATTCACCAAGAGCACTACTGCG